AAAGACCCGGCTACCGCAGATGGTGTCTTGGTCTTGCCCAGCATTACCTGCACGATCAAAGACGATGTATGGGGTAATCGGTTGCTTTCTGCTGATTGGGTCTATCTGCGGGGCAATGGTGTTGTAGACCGACATCTGGAAACCAGAAGGCTTATTGTCAGGAGCAAGTAAACCCATAAGCGTACTATCGCCTGTCAAGGTTTCGTAGATCCATTGCTCAATCACTGCTGGCTCAAATGCCATTACTTGCCACCCTTCAGAATAACTTTAACGGCTGCTTGAAAAGCTGGTGCTTCTTTTTCAACCGCAGGACGCAGGAATGGTCTTGCCGGTACGTGTGTTCCGCTCTGAGTCATCCAACCAAGTTCCAGAGGTATTCCGTACTTTGCGCCTACGTTTACTTCGGCTGATGTCCTACCCGTCATCTTGCTCTGTATGCTTCCTGATAGACCAGAACCGCCCATATCAGCATTCGGTGGAGTGCCGGGAGGACTTGACCAGTGCGGATGTTCTTTACGTCCGGGATACTTTTTGTATTGCCCGCTTGACATTTCAATGCTCTGTTTTGCGTTGCCTTCGATGTTAGCAGCAGCATTACCTACAGCGACAGACAACTGCCCTAAATTCCTACGGTAGGAATCTAGAGCAACAGACTTCAGGCTGTAGGAAACCTTTATCACGGAGCCAGTACCTCAATCTCTAAAGGTCCAAAGCGCCTAACATCAGTACCAACAGTAAAAGATACCGTTAGCCTGATGTTGGCAGATGTCGGATAAGCCGCAGGATTCAACACACTGAGTATGCCTTGTGCGCTGTACTGCTTAGTTAGCGTTACGCTCCCACCGCCAAACGAGTAAGCACTACCCGTAGCGATGTTGGTAAAGGTTGCACCAAGAGTACCCGTAGTGATGTCCACAGGGCTTCCCAGTTCGTCAACCAAGCGGACTACATAGGAGTGCCAGTCTCCGACCCATGCGGAGACTTGCACGACCTGCTGAGGGTCTTCAGTCAAATCAAAGATTAGTGCCATTAGATGTCCCTCACGTAGATGCGGAGCGGGCCGAATACCTGCGTGTCGTTTGCCGTTGTTGACCTTGTGATCGTTGCGGTGTAAGTCCCCGGCACGTTGGTAACCGTGGTGTCAATGGTAAAGGTTGCCCTGCCATCAGCTGCATAGGTTGCCGTACAGGAGTAAGTGTCAACCAAGGTTGCACCAGAGTTATAGACCTTAGCCGTAACCGTTGCAGAGGTGATATCGATTCCTGCTCCGTTGTTGTCTACACACTGGATATCGATGCCGTGCTGTGCGCCCTTCTGGATGTCAAGCGGATCAGAAGCACCCAAGCCATCAGCCTTGACCTCAAACGGACCCATGCGAACCAGAGCGGCTGATGTAACTGGGGTAACCAGTTCAGCGTTGACATATTGACCAAATGTTCCAGCCGTGGTGTGTGTTGATCGTGTAGCATTCCAGACTGCATCAGCAGATGCCGTGTTACCCGCAGTGCTTAGGGTATAGCCTGTCTTATCGTTGTTAGTGCCAACAGTCACTGAACCTGTCACAGACCCAACAGAGCCGGTTGTAGAGAAGGTCTGGCTAGATGCAAGGCTGTAGCCTGTAAGTCTCTGTCCTGCTTCGCCCATGCTTCCAGCCGTGTTGTATGCGCTGGCTGTAGCATCCCAGACAGCAGATGCCGTCTGCGCTGATGTCAAGCCACCACTGCTCAGTTTGACCGTCATTACCGCGCCGTTAGTACCAGACGCACCTCTGACCACAATCGTGACATCGTCAGCACCAGATACCAAAGCAGCATCAGGTACGTCCAATCTGTAGACCCCCGGCATGTTGGTAGCGTCTACCTCGGCAAAACCACCAGCAGTCCACGCCTGAGCGATGGTACGGGCTACTAGAGGGATGCTTACAGATGCAGTCCTAGTGCGGTTGTAGCGGGCTGTGAGACCGCTTGTGGAGGCTGTAAGACCTGTAGCACCGAGGTAGAGTTCGATGCTTTGTGATGTTGAGCCGGGTGCGATTGTGATAACTGATGCCTGCGTGTTCACAGGCAGGTTAGCCACATAACCAACATTACTTGGAACACTGGTAATAACACGATAAGTACCAGCACCTGTGTCAGGGTTAGCACCTGTCCACGTAACACCGTAGATATCTGTCGTTGGTGCGCCTGTCGCATTACCGAAACTTGCGTTCGGTGATGAAGCGTAGGATGTAAACGGCTGTAGATTATTCTGTCCCCATAAGAGAGACTCGAAAAAGTCTATACCGATATCACCGACAGAGCTTGACGTTCCATTGTTGGCTACGTTAGCGCGAGGAGTCGGACTCAATAATCGGTTGTAGTTTTCTACAATTGCATTGTTTACGGTGACACATTGAAGGTCTACGAGGTTCCCAAAAAGCAATGAGTTCCGTACTGTTGTTGGAAAAGTAAGGCTACCAGGTTGTTGAAGTACACCATAGCTTGTGTTAAGAATAACGCAGTTATAAACAGCCACTTGAACATTATTCAAAAACATCGCTGTGTTACTGGGTCTTATAAATATTGAATCAATAACAGTTGAACCATCAGCAACACTCTGCCCTGTAATATTCAATGAATTATTGCCTGCAAAAAAAACACATTTGTTTACTGTCAGGTTTACGGCAGTACTCGTTGGACTGGTTAGCGTAACGATGTCAGCATTTAAGTGTCTTGCAATAAAAGAACACTTCGTCAATTTTAAGTTTGTGCAAGTTGTAAAAACAAGCCGGTTGTTATCAATAGCAAACTTGATGTTTTGAAAATGCAGGAAGTTCTTTGTGGTTGCTGTGATTATATTTCCCGTATATCCAGAGCCTGACAATGATGCATTGTAGTTAGTGATGACCACTGGCCCCGGAGTCAAACCACTAAATTGCGCTATGGTCGGGTCACCGATGATGTTGGTTTCGACGGTAGGGTTTGGCATTGTCACGCTGATTGTGTCAGTGTAAACACCCGGAGCGATGTACAAAGTGTCACCACTAGCAAAACCAGAAGAGCTAGATAGAGCATAGGCAACCGTTGCCCACGCTGTTGATGGTGATGTACCTGCAAGCGAGTTGTTTCCACCTTGCGCTGCTGGCTTTACGTAATATGTAGGCATTATTCAGCAGTCCCCGCTACGATTTCTTGAGCCATAATCACTGCGAACTGATTGGAATAGTTTTGCTGAAACTGAGCATCCTGCAAGACCCACCAACCAAAAACAGACGTGCCATTCTCGCCAAACGTGCCGAGTAGGTTGCCTTCATTATCGTAGATGTCACCAAACACAATCCAATCACCGGGACTTAATGGGTTAGGCTCCAGCCGATAGTTTTGCAGGTTCATTTGCCCACCTTCAAAGCACTTGCCTCAACACCCTTGAACGGCATCGTGAGGAACGCCAGCACAGAACTCACCGCAGCGGAGACACCAGCCGCTACCGCCTTAGAGCCGTACAGTGCCAGCACTGCGCCCAGCTCGGCGATATCCTGCGCTTGTGCAGTGCGGATGCCATCACCGAAAACAGTCGTGAAGGAAGCCACGAAAGCCACGATCACAACTACGACCAGTCGCTTAATAGAAATTCCGCTCATGTTCTTCGTGCCTCCATTGCGCTAACCTTGTTCTCTAGTTTGCCTAGCCGTTGTTCTATCATTCGCACTTCTTGCCCTTGGCGGTCAAGCGATTGGATTATGTTAGCGTTCTGCACTTCGAGTTTAGCAAGTCTGACCTGCAAGGCAACCCAAGCCGAACCAATCGCAAACAACGTCACAAAAGCTTGGATGCCCATCTGCACCCACATTTCAGGGCTCATGCCGTTCTCTCCACAAGTCCAACGTGTTGCACCAGCAGATCGGTTTGCCCAAAGTCTGTCCCAACAACGTCGTAATATTTCGATTCATCGCCAACAACATAAACACGGTCGTGAGCCATTACATCAGCACCAACCGGGAGCGTGACATTCCAACTTGCCGATGGTTGTATGCCACCACCAACAATGCTTTCTGTGTCGCTTTGGTTAGACAACCTGCCCTTGTAGTCTGCAACCTTGCGCCATGTCTCAGTAACACCGCCTCTGCCATCTTCGGTGAGGGTGAAGCGGTGAACCTCAATAGGAGTCTGGCATAAGTTACGAACCAGTCCAGCCTGTAGCGTTGCACGTAGGATAGGGCTCATGCGAACACCACCGGGCGATACTTTTCAGCCATCTCAATGCAGTGTGCTTTGAGCTGACTTAGTTTGACATCTGATGTGCCTTCCTTGGCATCAATGTCAGAAGCACAGCGGGATGCTTTGATGAACCATGCCTGCCGGGTTGCAGTTCGGACATCGTAGCGTTCTACGTTAGCAGGTCCCATATCAACCCACATTAGCACAGGGTCGCTGGTGCCATCTAGGACGCTCCAGCCCTTCCACTGTCCACCGGGATACTCTGCCCATTCTGGTTCTGTGGTTGCCGTAGTACCGGCTACACGGCATTCGTAGACACGACCATTGGGAGTAGTAGGGACTACACGATCGCCAACAGCATAAGCCGTGCTGGCTGTCCATGTACTGAACCGTGAATAGGAATCAAGGATGCTCCCTATCTCGGTTGTGGACAGTTGCGGGTATGACTGGGCATCTACGAACAGGCTCACTTGTGCAATGGCTTCGGCACGGGTCAACATAGTGTAAGTATCCCACACAGAGCCGTAGGCTCGGACAACGCAATAGACAAAGAGAAAGCCCCCGGCAGTGATGCCGAGGGCTTTGTAGCGAGTCTGCTAAGATTATGTAGCAGAGGATGCACCGACGATGAGCGAGCCTGGGACTCGTGCAGATGCTGTAGCGGAAACGTTTCCGATGTCAAATGCGGAGAAGGCATAACGCTCAGTAGCCTTGAATGCAAGTGCATCTTCCTTGAAGTACTGCTGATCGGATACTTCGATGGTAACCGAGCGACGGTCACCGAATGCAGTACCAACCGACAGATCACCAAGCAGGATGTAAGGCGTAGAAGCTGCAAGGGTCTTCTGCATATTCTGGACGAATACAACATCGTAACCGAAGAGCTTAGGCTGTGCGCCGAATGCCTGTTGGAGGTCAAGGATAGCGTTACCGCTGAGTGCGTTGAGCAGAGGAGCGATGGCGTTGTACCAAATCTCCTTGTGCATATACCACTTAGCGTTAGCTGCGTAGGTTGGCAAGCGTCCTACCATCGTTGAAAGGTTGGTCAGAGTTGGAGCATACGTGATTGTTTGTCCGGTCGTGAACTGAACCAAGGAAGCGATGTTAGCCTTCGTTGCGTTGGCATTGTAAACAGCCCAGAGACAACCATCAATGGATGTGGTTGCATCTGTCGCATTGTTGAACACAACACGGTCTTCTTCCTTAGCCAAGACATAAGCCATGTCACGGGCAAGGGATGCACCAAAGTCGATGATGCTGTCTTCTGCGAGTTCCTTGGAAACCTGCGTAAGGACTGCTGCCTTCTTGGCTGTCAAGCTAACCTGAGCAAAGGTCATATCCGACAATGTGATTGCCGTATTCTCACCCGGATAGTAGACAGTTGTGGATGCAGTAGCGTTTGGTACACGGAGCGTATCGCTGGACATCGGGTAGATGCGGCAGTTTTGACGTGCAATACCAAATTGCTCACGAAGGTAAATAAGGTCGCTGGACAATGGATCTGGAACGGTGTAACCACCAGCACTGTCTGTGCCTTCGTTTGCCTTGATGTGGTTCTTGACCCAATCGGTAGCCTTGCGGTTGCCCATAATGGAACGAGCCCACTGACCCCAAGCATATGCCTTGTAGTTACGCTCTTCAGCAGTATCACCGGGGAGAAGATCTGTGATGCGCTTTGATACGCCACCGGACTTCCATGGCTTGTCTTCTACAGGAGCAGAAGCAACAGGAGCAGTAACGCCGAGAGACTTGATTGTCTCAATGCGCTCTTCGATATTCTTTGCCTCAGCCATCAGGGACTTGACCTGTGCAAGGTCTCCATCACCAGCTGCGAGTTCACGAGCGGAAGCGAGAAAACCTTCACGCTTGGCTTGTAGTTGTTCGATATTCATAGTTGTGTTAGCAACTCCAAACGGGCAAGCAGTTCAGCTCGCTCGTTTACATCAGTGGCTTTCGCCTCGACTACGA